TTGTGTATTAGCATTAGAGCAATGTATCAAAGTTCCAAATAGCATTGTAAAATTTGCTTCTCCCACTAAACTTCAAATTACAACGATTATTCGTCCTCTACTTAAAAAAATCCTTTCGGATTGTCCCGACGATTTAAAACCGGAATTTAGAGGTAAAGACTTTATTTATTATTTTCCAAATGGATCTGAAATCCAATTAGCTGGTACAGATTCGGGCCACGCTGAAAAACTTCGCGGTGGTGATAGTCATATTTGTATTGTGGATGAGGCGGGTAGCTGTAGCGATCTTGAAAACGTTGTAAAAAGTATTCTACTACCAACTACTCTTATAACAAAAGGTAGGATTCTTTTGGCGGGTACACCACCCCAAGAACCCGATCATGATTTTATTAAATTTATCGAAGAAGCCGAAATGCGCGGATCCTTAATAAAAAAAACGGTTCACGATAATCCCCGAATCACTAAAGAACAACTTGACGAAGTTATACAAGAATTAGGTGGATTAAATACAGACGCAGCCAAACGCGAGTTGCTTTGTATGATTATCAAAGATAGCAATACTTGCGTTATTCCTGAAATGACGGACGAGTTGGCTAAAAGAATTGTTAAAGAGTGGCCTAAGCCCCCGTTTTTTGAAGCATATGTTGGAATGGATTTAGGTTTCGTTGATCTAACTGTCGTTGTTTTCGGTTATTACGATTTTAGGGCGGCTAAAATTATTATTGAAGATGAACTTGTTATAAAAGGATCTGAACTCCAGCTTCCTACTTTTATTAAGAAAATAGAAGATATTGAAAGTAGACTTTGGTGCAACCCACTTACAAATGAAATGAAAGACGTTAAAAGAGTTAGCGATATTAATTATATCGTAACTCAGGAAATATCAAGAGCAAGTAACGGTAAAATAACATTTCAAGTTGCAAAAAAAGACGATAACGAAGCTGCTATTAATAAACTTAGAGTTTTATTAAATTCTGAACAAATAATCATTCATCCAAGATGTCAAACTTTAGTTAGACATTTAAAAAACGTTAAATGGAAAAGTTTAACTAATAAAAATGTGTTTGCTCGTTCACCTGATGACGGTCACTATGATGCAGTTGAAGCCTTGAAATATCTTGTAAGACATGTTAACTTTAATAAGAATCCATATCCTGCACACTATAATTTAAACACAAAAGATCTTTATATAAATAACCCAGATAAGTTTTATAAAACCGAAACAACTGAGATATATAAAAAAATTTTTAACATAAGGAAGCGGTAATATGATAAACGAAAGCAATGATAAATATAAATCAAGCGATGAAATTTATTTTGCTGCTAAATCTGCAGAAGACGTTGCATCTGTTGCTTTAGATAGAGCTGCTTCTTTTTTTAATCTACTCAGAGCTAATGCTTACTTAGAAAAGCTACAACGCATGTGGCGAGCTTACCACGGGGCCTACGATAACGATCTAGGGTTCGGTCACCGTATTAATTTTACAGGGGAACAAGGCGAACTCGTGAGTCTCCCTGTAAATCATTTTAGAAATATCGCCCAACATATTTTCACCATGATTACAGCAAATCGCCCAATCATGGAAGCTCGTGCAATTAATACGGATTATAAATCATTAGCACAAGTAACGGTAGCTAATAGCGTTCTTGATTATTACATGCGCGAAAAACATCTTGAAAAGGCAATTAAAGACGCAACCGAGATGTCGATTGTGCTTGGATCCGGTTTTATTAAGTTAGAATGGAATACAACAGCAGGGGAAACATATGACATCGACCCTGATACCGGAGAATTTCAGTACGAAGGCGAAATAGAGTTTTCTAATCTTTCACCTTTTGATGTTGTAGTTGATGGAACTAAAGAAACTTGGGATAATGATTGGATTTTAGTAAGAACTTTTAAAAATAGATATGATTTAATGGCTAAGTACCCGGAAATGGCCGATAAAATCAAAGGGTTACCTCCAAAAAATCAATCGGCTGTATATCGGTTGGCTGTTTTTTCAAACGATGAAACTGATGACGTTCCTGTTTATGAGTTTTTTCATAAAAAAACCGATTCGATGCCTGATGGACGGTATATTTTATTCGTTGATGCTGACATTGTTCTATTAGACGCACCAATGCCGTACCGCGTTATTCCTATTTTCCGTATAGCTCCTTCTACCATCATGGGAACACCCTATGGGTACACCCCCATGTTCGATATTTTCCCCATTCAGGAAGGCATTAATTCGCTTTATAGCACGATTATGACCAACCAGAATGCCTTTGGTGTTCAGAATCTTTTCGTTCCTAGAGATTCTGATATAGCAATTTCTTCTCTTCAAGCTGGGATGAACATTATTGAAGGTAACGTTAAACCTGAAGCTATTAACTTTACTCAAACTCCAGGAGAAGTATTTAAATTCTTAGAAATGCTAATTCAAACCGCCGAAACTATTTCCGGAGTTAATAGCGTAACTCGTGGAAATCCTGAAGCTTCTTTAAGATCAGGCTCGGCTCTTGCCCTAGTTCAAAGTATGTCTTTACAATTCGCCTCCGGTCTTCAACAAAGTTACGTTAAATTAATTGAAGATGTTGGTACTGCTCTTGTCAACATTCTAAAGGATTTCGCCAAGACCCCAAAAGTCATTGCTCTTGTTGGTAAAAATAACTTATCGAAATTACACGAATTTACCGGAGAACAAATTAGCGCAATTAATAGAGTTGTAGTAGATGTTGGTAATCCTTTATCTAGAACAATTGCAGGTCGTGTTCAAATGGCAGAACAATTGCTACAAATGCAATTAATTAAAAATCCTCAACAATATTTTCAGGTTATGAACACCGGAAGACTCGACACTATGTTCGAAGGTGAACAAAATGAATTACTTTTAATTAAAGCTGAAAATGAAAGGCTCATGGATGGTCAAACCGTCAGTGCTTCGGCTTTGGATGCCCATAGAATGCATATTATGGAACATAAAGCTGTTTTGGCTGACCCAGATTTAAGAAAAGACGATAGTCTTGTTGAAAACGTCATGAGTCATATAACCGAGCATATTGATCTACTAAGAAACACCGATCCAGACCTACTCGCTTTAATTGGCGAACAACCACTTCCTCCTCCTCAGCAACCGATGGCACCAACTCCAACTGGCCAAAGTATACCTATTCAACCCGGCCAAACGCCTCCAAAACAATCATTACAAGGTAGCCCAATGAATAACATAATGGGCCAACCTCCAAATGAACAAATAGCAACAACGACTGGTGAAATGCAAAATTTACCAAATACCCCTAGACCCCCCGCTCCATTTGAAAATATGCCAGTTAATCCTCAAGAAATGTTACCACCGGGATAATTTAACAACTATAATTAATAAAAGGGGTTATTTTAATGGCAGGGCCTAATTTTCCATACACAAACTTAGATGCTGATCAAGTATTAAGACAGTCATTTGATGAAACAAATGATAGACTTAGAGTTGACGCATCGGTTACTGCGGTTGTAGCTGGCGTTACTTTAGATGCTGCTACTTCTGATATTGCTATTGGGGATCGGTTAACCGGTAATTTAGTAAAAGTTAATGCAGACGGCAGCATAGATGCGAATGTTGTTGTTTCAGCATCAGGTGGCGATAATATCGCAATTAGTGATGGTACACATACCTTAGACATTAATTCAGATGGTTCAATTAATGTTAAAGCGACTGACCTTGATATTAGAAATCTTACATTTGCTACGGATAAAGTCGATGTATCTGGTTCTAATGTTAATGTCGCAGCGACTGATTTAGATATTCGTAATTTATCAGCACTACAAGACAATGTCGCTATTAGTAATGGAGTTAATAGTCTTTCTATTAATTTAGATGGTAGCATAAACGTAGCTGGTGTTGCCACTGAAACAACGCTTTCTTCTGTAGAAACATCGGTTCAATCGATCGATTCTAAATTACCAACGCTTGGACCGAATTCTTCAGCTAATTCAGTTTCAGTTACTTTAGCTACCGATCAAAGCGCATTACCAATTGATTTAGAAGCTTTTACGGGAGTTAATCCTGATAATGTTCAGATAGTTGGAAGTATTAATGGAACGAAAACGGGAACTAAATATGGAATTGTAAATAACCTACGTTTACAAATTTTAGATTCACATGATAGATTAGCAGCATTCTCGTATGCTGATTTTGGAACAAAAAATCAAAGAATTACACAAATTGATTATTCGAGCGCAACTTTTCCAGGCTCAACCGTTCGTAGACAATTTTCTTATTCTCTTGTCGGAACAAATTACCGAAGAGATAATGAAACTTGGACAATTGTTTAAGGAGTAGAAAATGAAACTTTTAGATACAAACCTTTTGGCTAGCGTAGGAAGTTCCTACGATCAAACTAGGACAACGATCCAAGGTAACATTGAAAATAAAACTTTTAATGGTGTACCTGTTCTCGGAAGCCCAGCGACTAAGTTTATAGACGTTGTTACGGACTCGGGTATTCAAC